AATCCTTTCCACCTAAAATATCTTTACGGAATTCTGCAGGCACATCCGTTGGTTTGTAAATATTTGTATTAATACCATGTGGTACATATCCTACTTGCCAATCTTTTTTAGGTTTCCAAGTTGGTTTTGTATCCAATGCTGATAATCTTTTAATGATACCATATGTTTGACGTGAGATACACCCAATCCAATCACAACTTTCATAAAAGTTACGATTATATAATGGGTCTGGTAAATCATCCCAAATTGCATAGAATAAAAGAGGAACATTCTGTCTGATTTCATGTTCTATATCATACAGCCATGTCCAATAACGCGGGTCAGTAAAGTGTAGGATGGCATCTGGCTTTTCAGTATTGATTAATTGTCTAATCAAATCGGCGTTACCATATCCATTCCAAGGAAGTATTTTTACATTAGCATCAGGTACTCCATATGTTTTTTGAATATCTTCACTAACATCTAAAACCTTACCAGCTTCAGGATGGTTAATTGCTGCTCCTACCTGAAACCAATCGTATTTATGAACTGTACCAAGTACTAATTCCTTTGACACAGTAGCGATACCACTTGCCATTCTTAAATCATCTGAAAGTAACAGAATCTTCTTTTTTGCCATAACTTATTTTGTTTCTTAAAATTGTGAACCTGATATTTGTAGTTTCAAGTATTTGTTCATTTCTTCTCTAAATTGGATATCCGTAACATATCTTTCTACTGTTCTATTGACCAGCTTTTGAAGTGTAACATCGGATGTAAAAGAAACTTTTTTGAAACTTGAATATACGTCTTTTAGTATTTTTACCGTTGTCAGTTTTGTGTTTTCTTCGTTCATTGTAATATATTTATATATATAAGTATAATGAAATAAAAAAAACATAAAATTTATTTTGTAGCCTTTTTATCACATATTCCCCTATTACCAAACTCACAGAACTTACAATTCTTTTTAGCCGGACCAGGTACTTTAGGGAATTCTATATCTCTAAATTTACCCTCATCATCAAATACAGTATGAATGAATGTCATAAACTCATCATATACTTTTGTAACCGATGGTGCTCCATGTGCTGGAATATGTTTTGATACGTGTGGGATTGGAAATGCCGAATCTTCGGGTAGTTTCCTACGAAGTATTTGATACTCTACTTTAATTTTGTTTAAAGGAATATTAAATAATTCTGAGTAGTATTTTTTATATAGTAGAATTTGAGAGTTTTTCATCTTATCAGCTTTTTGATACTGATTCCATCCCATAGTAGATGTCTTTAAATCTATAATGATAATTTCATTAGCTGCCATATCTCTTAATACGATATCTATGAATCCAATAAAGTGTACGCCCTCTTTAATAGTTGCGTTTAATGGAATCTCAATACCCACTAATTCAAATCCACTTTTTGAGTAGAATTTATGCATATGCTTATCCAACCAAGCTAATATACGTCTACCATCACCATAAAATTCTTCTAATTGAATTTGAGTACAAGGAGTTCCTTCACTCATTTTATCAGCTTCACTTTTATAAGCCTTTCTCATAGTTTCTAATAAGAGCTTATCTTTATTGATTTCATCTGCTTGCTTTTTAGAAACACCATACATAACCGATAAGTAATGTTGGATTGTTTCGTGCATAGCAGTTCCAAATATTGTGTGTATATTAGATGAACTTTCACCTAATTTATCTATGTAATTTAACTTATATTGATGCGGACAACTACTCCACATAGAGTATTGCGAAAATGATACTTTTGCCATTATGTTTATTTATATAAAGATACGAAAAATACCTGAATTTACCAAATTAAACTTTGAGTTTCAGAGCGGAGATTACTTTTGTTTCAGTACCATAAGCCTCAGCTATTTCTTTAATATGCAACTTACCAGTTGTAGTTTGATATAAAATATGAGCATAATCTTCGGCTTCGGTTTCAGATACCTCATAGTAACGAGCTACTAACTTAATAAGCCACCCTTCATACTTTTCAGATGATGTTGGTTTCATATATTTTAAAAATGCTCTTGTCTTTGGAATCAATCCTATCAAACATAAGTACATCGCTTTAGGCGGTGCCTCTTGAATGTAAGGTTGTATATCTGTAATTAGTTCTATCCACTCAGATTTCATAGAAAGAAAACGGAGTATCATATAGTTACTCCATGTCTTTTTATCACTCTCATCAAGCGTGTCCCAATATTTTGGGTCTTTCTTATCACAAATTGCGTTTAGATGGTCAAATAATGTTTTAGCCATATTATGCTTCTTCTTCTACTTTTAAACCCGGAGGTAATAATTCATTTAATACTTCACCACAATCACCACATAAGAATAACTCCACGGGCAATACTTCATCTTTTGGTTTACCAGTTAATAACTTTGAAATCTTACGAAATCCAAACCCTTGTACAAAAATTTCACCACCGCATTTTTTACATCCGATTGCTTCAGTTTTTTCTAAAGGTATTGGTTTTTCTTCTTGTCCTCCTATTGGTTGTCCACCTGCTCCTAAAATGTTTGCCATTATATAATATTTAAAATTTGAATTAATGTAGCCGCTGCAATAATTTCTTTATCAATAGCAGTTGCTGATTTATTTACTCCATCACCTAACAATAGAATTACATTAGATGTATTTTCTCCACCATATTCCTCTACCTTATTATAAAGAGTTGTATATAAATCCGTAAAATCAGTTACTTTAGAATCTATAATAGTTTGTCTTAACTTCATATACTTATTTCTCTTATCATCCTTTGAAGAAAGTATTTCAACAATCTTTGCTTTGTAATCATTATCTAAAAGATTTTGCACGTCCACCATCAACTTTCCTTTATTGGAGTTTAGTTGGCAAGTATTTAATATCTTACGAATATCAGGATAAGCCGCATCTATGATTGGAACTAAATCCTTAACATCAAATTGTATTTCCTCATTCTTTAATATTTTACTAACTTGTACAGCTACATCTTTTTTAGTTGGAGGAATAATTTGAAATGTTTGACAACGAGATTGTACTGGTTCTATAATTTTCTCAACATAATTACACGTTAAGATAAATCTACAATGTCCACTAAAGGTTTCCATTAAATTACGAAGGATAGCTTGGCCGGGTCCAGTTAAGTAATCGGCCTCATCTAATATCATAATCTTATATGGCTTGAATCCCATAGAAGATGCGAAATTTTTAATCTTCTCTCGTAATGTATCAACACCATTTTCATCAGATGCATTTATAATCATATAATCACAATCAATTGATTTAACGATTAACTTTGCTAAGGTTGTCTTACCAGTACCAGCTTTTCCATAAAGGAGTAAATGTGGTACATCGCCTGTTTCTATATATCCTGCAACTTTTGTTTTTAAATGCTCATTACCTACATAATCATCCAATTTATTTGGGCGATATTTCTCAACCCAAAGCGAATGGTTTTTTTGTTCTTCTTTAAATTCAAACATATTTTATTTTTTTATTTTCCAGTACTACCAAATCCACCATCACCTCTTTCAGTATCCGATAACTCAGCTACTTCATCAAACTCAATTGGAGGATATGGAATAATTATAATTTGTGCAATTCTATCACCTACTTTATATGCAAGTGAATCTAATCCATTTTCTTTTTTGAATGTAGCTTGTATTTCACCTCTATACCCACTATCAATTACACCAACGGAATTTGATAATACTAATTCATATTTTCTAATTGATGAACGAGGAAATACTAATCCTACAAATCCGTTAGGAATTTCCATTGCTAAATCAGTACCATAGCTAACATCAAATGTTGTATTGGATATAATTCTAGTTGCTACTAAATCCATACCAGCATCACCATCTTTTGCATAAGTTGGAATTACTGCATTTTCTTTAAGCTTCTTTATTCGTACTTTCATTTTCTATATTTGTTTTTACTAATTCAGATTGTTGTGTTTGAAAATCTCTAAGCTTTATACCAGCTTCAGTCAATTCTCTAGCATATAATTTAAATCTTTTTAAAGATTCTTTATTTGTAAATGATATATATGCACCTTTATTATTAGATATAGTAAATGTTACGGTTGGTTCTTCATTTGTCATATCTTCACTTGTCCACGCAAATACTTGTGGTTCATCATCATCAAATTGAAATACCCATTCGCATTGTTCTAATTTTTCAGATTGTTTTAATGTAATTTCACCAACTGGTTCAATTACTTCTTGTTTTTTTGTTTTTTTACTCTTTGCCATAATTTTATTTTTCATTAATATTTTCAGTATCTATTTCTGTATTTGATTTATTTCTTAAATTTTTACCAGCATCGGTTAATTCTCTTGCAAATAATTTAAATACTTTATCTTTATACATAAAGGTTAAATAAGAATTATTATTATTATTTAATGTAAATGTAACACTTGGTTCTTCTTCCGAATCATCATTTTCGTTTGTCCAAGCAAATACTTGAGCTTCATCTTCATCAAATTGATAACACCATTCACACTCTTCATATATTTTTTCGGTAAGTTTTAGAATGGTATCTTTTAATTCTTGATTTGAAGAATCGGTTGTTATAATTTCGTTTGTTAGTATTGGTTCTTGTGTTTGTTCAATTTCATCCATATTCAATTATTTTTTAGTTTTTTTATCTTCCTACTTCTGATAGGTATTTTGCTTTCATTTCTTCCCAACTAATTCCAATAGCATCTATATAGAATAAGTGTTCGGGTTTAATTCTACCTTCATCATGTAGTTTTGTGTATCTACTGATTGCGTGTTTCTTCCACCATTTGTTGATGTATTCAGTACCTTGCTTAAATTTATCTTTAAGGATTAATTTATCTTCGGTAATTTCATTTCTAAGATACTCACATCCGTTCTCATACATCATAGCCATATAAACACCTCTCTTAAATCCGTGATGATATTGAGTTGCCTTAATACCACACTCTTTAAAGATTTGTCCTAATATCTTTTGTTTGATACCACTAACAGGTCCGTTAGCTTCATATCCCATATTAGCACCATTACGAGCTCTCTCATCTGAAATATTATCTTTATACCATTGTGCTCTATTTTCTTTAATCCATTGATGCCAAGGGTCATAGAATTTATCATCTGGCTTTAAACTAATCTTACCAGCTGATTCACCCAATGTTTTAAATAAAGGGATACCATTATATTGAGAATGAATACCATAAAGTGATGTTGTACCTACTGCAATCAAAACATTTTTATATTTTGAATTCCAATATTCTCTAACCTCCGGCGTAGTTGTCATCATAGCGATTAACTTACCACCTAAGAAGTTATAACCCAATGGTTGAGTACATACAATAGTAGAAGCAATAGTAGTGTTGTTTAATTTACCATCAACAAACTTATTATCCTTAGTCCAACCAATGAAGTTATCTCTAACTCCCATAGCGGTTACATCGGATGCTAATGAAATTTGTCCTAATAGTTTTCCACTCACTCTATCCTTTACATTAATCTTTACATTACGACCAGGGTTTGCTGTAAAATCCATTGTGTGAATCATACGTCTTACCGCTGCCCACTTAGTAGATTCCTTCGGGTCATCAACAATCTCAACGTAAGGGTCTAACGATTGAATTTCTTTTATCGTTAGCTCCTTATTGTTGATATCAGTTGGTTTCCATTGTAAATCGTAATAAGATGCAATTTGGGATTTGGCCTGAATCATTGATGGTTCTTGCAACTCCACCCACTTTTTGTATAGTGTTTGTTCTTGCACAGACATAGTCATCAGATAGTCCATATTTTCTTTTAACTTTGTTTTTTCAGATTCAAAGTCAAAGACAGGTTTTTGTGGTTCAGTATCCCAAAAGCTCATATTAATTATTTAATTTGTACTAAATAATAATTTGCTGTGTAATCTCCATCAATAAATGCTACATGCGATAATCCCTTAGATGAGATTTTTAATGAAGATGATTTAGAACCTTTGTTAGCCATTAAGATAGCTTTCAAATATTTTGCTGAAAACGCAATTGGTTCAATATCTTCTTTAGCCGATGCATCTACTTCAATAGAAATTCTATTTGAGTTGATTGATGAGTATCCTAAAATAACTTCACCTTTACCAGCTTTGAATGTGAATGTAAATGTATCAGAGTCAGCCAATACACCTTTTGATTTGATG